ATTAATCTCAATACCCATAGTTCTGGCCACGGTCATCAACTTAAAGTTCTCCATATCGTTCCTTACGCCCATCAGGAATGGTGTTACCATAACATACACATCCATGCAATTAGGATAGAACCATGATCCAAAATACTTATCCCCACATTGCTGGAATAAAGCCCGTAGGAAGTTGTTATCGAATCCAGCGTTGTTATACCCCACTAAATACATTTTATCCCTCTTATCAAACTTATTCACGTATTTGGATAATATACCAACTAACTGCCTGTACCCTTCTTCCATAGGCTGATACGACTGCACCTGCTCCAAGGTAACTCCAGCCACGTCCAGCGCCTCTTGCTCTATCGTGGCGGCAGGGTTCGGGGCTAGGCGGATGTCAAACCTCTCGGCCTCCTGCCCGTCGATATCCACGATCCCTCCTATTTGGTGTATCCCGTTTCTCCAGAACTTAACCCCGGTTGTCTCTAAATCAAAAATAGTAATTTGCTCATGTCTATTTATTTTGTTAATTTATCATTATCTAAGAACTAGTCGTGAAATGCTTTTATAATATATACTCCCATCAACTCTTTTACCTTCAAAGAAGTATATCCAATATTCTAATGAAGAACATCCAAAAGCAAGACATAGATTATTTATCGCATATCTAAAGTATTTCTTGCCTGAACGAAATAAGGTTTGAAATTCTTTATTATTTAAATGGAGTCTTTTTTTGATTTTTCTTTTATTCATGTTTATAATTTTATTTTAAATGTTCCCTGATTTTATTCAATGCCTTATAAGACAGATAGCTGTCTATAGTATTATCGCTATCTATTTCCAGCAGCTTATTAAACAGGTCTTTAGCCAATACTTTCCACTGCTCTCCTTCTTTGCTTTTATTTTTTCAAGAATATTCTTGTCAACATTGAAATCGAAATCAAATGTCATATTATTAGCTATCTCCCCATCAATGCCTTTGTTATTAATAAATATCTGTCTCTTAACACTCATATCCCTAATATTTCTGCTACATAAACAAATCCATAACATACATAATTATCAGCGTCATGCTCACCATAATCCACATTCCATACGACGGCGCACGGGAAATATAATGGCATATCCTCAGCCATAGGATCCTCTTTGAAGTCATCAATGTTTATCTTCTCCCTCCATCTCCACAGGTCTTGGATGTCGTTCAAAATTAATTTCTCCATAACTATGACGGATGTTAGATGTTAGTAATTCAATAGCTAAGCTGATCATGGCTCCCGCTTCCGTAAGTTTATTCATTTGGGCGTACAGCCTGTGCTCTGCGCTACGATAAGTCTCCCTGCTGCTTATGGTATCCAGTAAATCATCTATAGCGTTTCTAAGAAGATCGGTCATCCCATGCCCTCCTATACCCTTGAAATAATAAATATCACGACCTGCATAAAACATATCCTGATATCTTTTAGCTACGTACTCTATTCCGGATAGATGGTATTTCTCGTTGTCTATCTCCACCTCCCCTTTCTCTATAGCCCTAAATAACTTCCAATCTATCGTTACATAAGTTTCACGATTTTTTACCTTTACATAGGTATATCCGCCATAATGAGAACCCAATGTCCTCATCGTAAGTTCATTGACTTTTTGTTTGTTTTCATCCATAATAATCTGGTTTTTAATGTTGATACAAAAGTAAGATTTAAACAAGAATAAAAGCATGAATAATATAAAAATAATATTAATCATGCTTAAATGAAAATATATTCCTTCTGGTTATCACGGATATACGTATTCGTACTCATCTGGAGAAGACGTCTTATATTCAACATCGCACTCCATATTGGTGTAATAGTTATCCCCCTTTCTGTATACTAACGCTACCTTGCAGTCGTATTCCAAACTGTATCCTATAAGAGGGACATTAGCCATAGGCGGATTATCCTCCGTTTTGTACCTTATTCTTGCTGTTTGTTTTATACTCATAGGTTATTATATACTATTTTATACCAGATATGTTGTAAAACATACGTATGTTATTTAATTTCATATTCTTCTTTTCTAATTTTGTCTCACTCAATCGAATCATATAGTCCCTTGTTTCGGACAAGACGATTGAGCAAAAGAGGTCTTTGATATAAGGTTTTACCCTAAAACATTCGTTGGGTAAGTAAAATCAAAAACGTTTAGTTCAGTAAAAGAATCCGGCGATCTCACTTTTGAGCAACCGGTAGAGGGTATTGGTGATACCCAGTATGATGTTTCGTACAAATGTATATCATTTCTCATTTTTTTTGGTGTAAAATGGTATATAATCACCTAATGTTGTTATCAGTGAAAATAATGTATCTATAAGAAGTCTCTCGCTACTCCAATATATAGGGATCTCGTCTATGTCTCTATACGCTACAGACCATGCATGTTTTAGCTTATAACATTCTAATGTACAACCCTCTATCTCATATGGGAGCAAATTCAGTAACGTCCCTACATCCCAAACAGGGTTGGATATATCCGGGGTAACGGCCTCGATCAGTCCTATACGACCAGCGTTATCCTCCATAGAATGTAATTGATCCAGATACTTGTCTCTGAAACCGATGGCGGTGGAGATAGGAAGGCCGGCCTCGACCAACACCCTCCCCTGTTCTTTTGTGGTAAAAATCCGTTCCTTCATAATTTCATTTTCCTTTCTACTGTAACTATCGTATCATTATGCCATCCCCCATGAGCCACAAGAAGAATCTCCTGCTGCTCGAAACCAAGCCCTGCCCCTATACCGCCGGAGTTCCACGCGCAGGTAATGACCACCCCGCCTTTCTTGGTGATCCTAGCTATCTCCTTCTTCTGCCTAGCCCAGTAGCTGGATTGCGTTGTTTGCATATCAACAGCACCTCCAAGTCTTTTATACGACTCAGATACCTGTCTCGCAGAATATGGTGGATCATATAATACCATATCAGCTATATTATCATCAAGATGACACAAGAAGTCCGTGGCGTCTTTATGATACATAGCCTTAGTCTCAGGATCAAGATCGTTGGTTATCGTCCCTATATCGCTGTTTCTGGCGAATGGATCTACTATAACCATTCCGTCTTTTTTATATCTATCTATAAGTTCTCTTATCGGTTTTATGCTGAATGTCTCTTTATTCGGCATCGACCATGTCTTGTTTATAATCATATCGCTGTAATTGTGTTTTAAATATGAGTTTCATGGTACTTCTAGGTATAGGATCACATATATCTTCCCACCAATTCTTGTGCCCTTTTGGTGGATGTATATCCTTTTCCCATGAAGACCCCTTAACTGTTTTGACTCTTCCGTATGGCTTTATTTTGCTCATGTTTATCACATGTCACATTAGTATCCGTTTCTGATGATCCGAACATAAGCTCATCAGTGATCTTGCGAAACTCCTTTACAATATCATTCATCTGCTTACGCTCTATGCTTCTTAGCAAATGGGCTATCACATCCACTGTCCATCCGTTTCCCGCTAAAGACATGGCCGTATTCGGGGCTATCCCATCAAGGTAATCATCCGGCAATGTCTGTAGCCTACACATCTCCACAGGAGTCAGGTATCTGAACTTATCTTTCATGTCAAAGGCATTAGGATATCTTCCGGGCGGTAATGATGATATCACGTTATCTTTCATGACTGTTGTAAGGCAATTACTTTTCTTAATAGAGGTAGTATTCTTGTCTTTTCTTACTTCCAGACATTGCGTTATTTTCACGTTCTTGTCATAATCCTTTCGATGTCCGTCCTCTCCTATCCTTCTACCGACAATGACTCCTATATATATTCCTCTTATGGCTCCCGGATTCCAGCCCTTGTCATGCTCTAAAATATCATCCAACGATATATGTTTGTCTTTCGGCATTTCTACCGGCCAATTACACCAATAAAGACGATGCCGGGTCTGTGCCGAGACCAAGGCGCTATCGATCTCCACCGGCTCTACGCCCAGCTCCTCCGTTATCACTCGGCGATGCTCGTCCCGCATCCGGACGTTCTCGCCCAAGAACAGGATCTTACCTTTGGTCTCCTTCTTTAAATACCTTACGATGTCCGAAAAGCAGAAGAAAAGCCTTCCCCTTGCGTCCATAAACCCCTTACCCTTACCTGAGCTAGAGAAACTCTGGCAACAAAATCCTCCCATGACCAGATCTATGTCTTTCCAAGGGATATCCCATGTTCTCCAGTTATTGACATCCCCTAACTGGATGATATTCGGAAAATGTTTTTGACTTACCTTTATGCATGTCTTGTCTATCTCCGAGGCGTAATAAGTATCTATAGGTATGCCGGCCCTCCGTAACGCTAGATACCCACATGATATCCCGTCAAATAATGATAATACTTTCATATTATTTATCGTTTAGGTATATAATCACTTTAATTGTGATATTACTCTAATAGCATAGAAGGAAACGCTCTTTCTCTCATTATTTGGATAAAACTCATTCCCGTTATAAGTCACTAACCATGCTTTCTCATAATTATATTGAGTGCTAGTCCAATAACTTGTAGTGCCTTCGTCTATATCTAATCCATCGATAAGAGACATGCATCTGTTAATCTCATCTAAATTATTTATGATCTCCATCCATTCTCCCACTGATGCCAGATATCCCATTTGCCCGTTCTTGAATTGAGTAACAGTACATTCATAAGCGGCACTAGCATGCGTATATTCCGCGATACTTTGTGTGTTTTGAAATCCATTAAAATCTTTTTTTGCTTCATTACTTGATGTTATTGTAGTTACTCCTTGGATCAATCCAGTCGTATTAGACCAGCTTCGATTCTTAAGCTCAATACCTGAAATAACGAAGCTGCTGTTGTCGCTTATCAACGCCACTCCTACGGCGTCGTTTCTCCACGAATAATTCCATTTATCACTAGTATATAACTTGCCATTGGTGTGTAAGATATATATACCGTTTGAAACGGTTTGACCGCCTATCATCCTTCTTCTCATATTCTTCTACCTTGCTAATGTATGTTTATAATTCTAAGTTTATCATATTCTTCAGTAAGAATCCCATGATCAAACAATTTGCTAGCGTCTATTTCAAAGTCCCTATATTTGTCAGTTATATTGATATCAGCCCACATGTTCAATCTCCCCTTATCATCCAACTGCATATGGATAAAGCCCTTTGTCACCTTCTTTCCGGCTTTAAGAGCCTCTACGTCTTTATCGGTAATCTTTTTCATGCTTTTAATATTTTATCGTTACAAGTGAACTACTCACGCCTAAAGTCAGGGAAATTCACGCTTAATCCTTAAATTCATCTTTCATCCTGATCTTTATGCCCCCATATGATAATTCCTTATGAGCTGTGACAAAATAATCAACCGCATCTTCATCTAATAAACTATGCGGACACCTTTCCCATACAGGACTTTGATCTAGATGATCCCATGTAGCTACAAGCAACTGATTCTTGTCATTATCAACAGTTATTTTATATGTCCCTATAGTAGCCTTACGTTTAATGATCGCTCCATTTAACATCTGCTTCTTAGCCCAGCTCCATGAACCTCTCAACCCAAATGTCCTTATAACCCAGTCATTTATCTTCTTCATTTCAAGTTATTTGTTAAAAGCGTAATATAAATATAAATACATAAATTGGATAGGGCTATTCACCATACCCTTATCAGTAGGCTCGTCATACTTGTCAAGCCAAAGACGAAGCGCTTCCCAATCGATATCCCGCCGGTCACAGACCATGCAGGCTAGGTTAGCCCCGAACAGATCCCCTCCGCCACGTAAAGACTCGTTAAATCTCTTGGCTAGCCTTTTCTTGAATCCTTTATTGTACCAAATACCGGAGGTGGCGGCATAACAGTAATAAGCGTTGTATTTCATTTTCACACCCATCTTCTCAAACAATGGCGTATGCCATATCCGATCCAGAAAGAATACTATTCCACAATATATGAAAGTCCGGAGATTCTTCCTGCATTTCTTCCCTAAGAAGCTATCCACGCAAGATATAGTCCCGCCTGAATAGTACCAGTTATTGGCACCTCTCTTGACCTTATCCGTCATCTTGAACTTATTCTTTCTATCCTCTACCCTATCCCAAGGCTTTAATTTATCCTCATTAAATGTCGGGCAATAATGATAGTAATGATTGATCCATGACAGATATGGGTTGTATATCGTATATCCATTATCACTTACATATGAGTTTATCTCATACCCAAGCTTCTTAGCTAATGGCGATCCCTCATCAGCCAATACCTTCAATATCGGGTTCAAGTTCCATATCTGGTCTTGGCTGACGAACATCGAATAACAAGGATCCTCATCCTCGCCATACCATCCTCCCATGCCGCTTACGATCTTATCCAGATCAAGAGCATAATCTTTGCCCCTAGAGAAATCATCCCTTATGAAGAAACCTTTGTAAGTAGGCATATCCTGCACTCCTGGTTGATCCTTAAATATCTCTTTAGCCCCTTCTACTAGTCTTTCCAGTGTCTGTAAGACAAAGAATATCTCTAGAGGATTATAGTCATGCCCATACACCTTATTGTGTATCCGAAGATATTGAAGAAGCTCGGCTATATTAATAGTCCCGTCCTCCACATATCCCGTATTGTTATCGAAGTTTATTTTGGCCAGAGGGATGTTACTCCCCGGCGGTTGATCTATGTCGTTATAACAATGAACAAACCGGTCGAAGAACAGATCCTTCCAGCCAAGATATTTATCCTCAATCGTCATGAGCTTATTTTTTATCGCACATAGATATGACGTTGATAAGATCAGCCTTTCTGGTCATCCCTTCAAGCTTCTCGAAACCATCCATATTATCACCGCTGACGATGATAGTAGGGTATACCTCAATACCGTACTTGGATATCTCCTCCCCCGTGGCTTTGTTCTCCGGGATCTGGTTTAACGTGACCTCACCCTCATACTCCTGTAATGTGTTGGCGATAATATATCGCATGTAGTCGCTGTACTCAGCGTCTTTTTTCGTGAAAAAATCAATTCTTACCATCTCAAATAGTTTTTAATCTGTTAATAATCAAATCAGCAGTAAATATAGCATTATCTATCTCATCTACACCCATCTTCCTTCCATCGAAACTGTTAGATAATAAATCCTTCACGATCTGATATCTTCTCAACTCCCAATTTACGTTTACATCAAAATTCAGATTCTTTACATAATCATAATTTAATTCATTATAACTGTAACTGAGATACTTAACTATCGGGAATAGGCTATCATCAATAGTGCGCTTGATTACATTAACGTATTTACCCGTTCTTTTGTCGATAGCTCTTAATCCCTCATCTACTACTCTTTTTACTCTTTTTCCTGACTCTTCCATTCTATAAGCCCTTTGTTATGTTTATCGTAATATAATAACGCTATGGCGTTCCAGCATACGGCGGATAGATGCATGAATCCCTCCTTATCATATCTCTCCCCTTTCGTATAAGCGACCAAGTGTCTCATGAGTGCACCTAGATAACGATTGAACCCATCAGGTATATCTTGCCATGAGTTATCAGCGTACTTCTTGGCTCCTTCCGTATATACCCTCACGATGTCCTCTATCTCAGCCAAAGGAAGGAGATCCCACCGGAGTTTGCCGTCGGCCCGGTCGTTCTTCCCGCTGCCGTCCTTCCCGACGAACGGCGCATCTGTCGCTTCCAGCTCATTGGTATTACATAGACCCTCGCCGATAGAGCTATAATCCGTAAGCTTATCGACCGTTTCCTTATCAATAAGCCTTAATTTAATAGCCCTGTTTAATGATACAACCATTTCCTCGTCAACCCAAGTATATTTATATGATGCTTTAAATAATGGGACTAATTTCATTAGACCTGTACGATCAGCAGTTTCAAGCACCTCAAATACCTCACCGTCATAAACAACCTTTTCGTATTTGCTAAATTCTTCTTTCATAGGTAACTATATTTTTAGATTAATAAAATTCACTAAGATCCCTGCATTCTGGTGTCTCACCTGTTATGGAATAAAGCTCACCAGATGATAGATATACGCAATGCGAGGTCTTCCCGTCCCTCCACTCGCTTTGCTCCGTAATCCCGCAAATAGCGCAGCGTTGGATCCCCGGACCCGCCTTTATCCACGAGTGCCGTACGCTCCTCTTCCTTGTCCTGTTGGTGTCATTAAGCTTTCTCATGATCAATCCTCCAAGACCGTTACAATCTTATCTTTACCGATAATAACCTCATTCCCGCTTCTTACATCAAAGCATCTCTCACCCTCTGCCTCCTTGAAATAAAGAGCGCCATTGTACTCGAACAGACCGAAGCCATAATCATCCAGCTTCATCTCTTTAAGTTTCTTGAATTTGTATACGCTTTTCATATTCTCCATATTATATTGCATTACTGGAAATATCATTATGATACTTATGCCTATTACAAGCAACCCTGTGTAAAACTTTTGTGAATCATATTTCTCCCATCCCTCCATCATCATGGCAAAGGAGATTACTATTATTATAATAATAGATATCAACCCTACCATATCACATTCTCCTTTCTTTCAAAAATCCCATCATATCCTCCACGCTAAGCTGGAAGCCGGCAGCCGCCTTATGGCCTCCTCCACCGGGGTTGGCCTTGCGTGCCAGCGCCGAGACATCCACCTCCTTCTTGGTGGTATAGAACGAGCATCTGAAGAATCTGCCGTTCCAGCAAAATGGCATCATCAAATCATGTTTTCTAGGATCGTACATAGACTCGAATGTGGTGGAGTTAAACTCCGTAGTATTCATACATATCGCCTTGTATCCAAATATATCTGCCTCGAATGAGAACATCTTCATCTCTCCTCTGTTTTTCTCAACGATATACTCCAGTATCGCCTCCCCGTTCCTTATCATGTCATATATGAAGTCATGATCGCTATCCATGACCTTTGCCGCCATATCCACGTCAAGACCACAATATCCTCTCATCCCGTATTGGAACGCCATGACATCACTCCACTCGAACCGGTCGTGATCCCATACATCATAAGCACTCAATAATTCTACCACATTAGGGGTTTCAATATCATCGAAAAGATATTCCCACGTAAGCTCACAGGCCGCCGTCCCTATACGCCTCTTGCCCTTTACCTCGTAATCCCTCATATCGTCTATGGCTGTCTTATGATGGTCTATCCATATGACATCTGTACCTTTATCCTTCCACTCATCGAAAAGGAATCTTGTTCTGTTTCCAAATGACACGTCAACTACAAATACCTTATCATATTTATTCACGTTAGGTATTTCCTTGCCGTAATTGTAAGGAAGAAGATCAATGTTCCCTTTGAAATACTTTTTTACTATAGCCGCTGACATTACTCCGTCAAGATCAGCCTCATGATATATACATCCTGTCATAATCTATTGTTTTTAATTAAAAAATCTATGTATTCTTTTATCTCCTTATTTCTATCATTATCCCAGTCAAATGTCTCGTTTATGAATTTGAAGTACGATACTGGGATCGAATGCAACATCCATCCACAATATTTCCCGAATGTCATTACCGTAGAGCCAAGGGGATGATCCGGCCTCCCGGGTACAGGGGAGGCGGTAATGCCCTGCGCCAGCCCCCTCCTTCGGTCTTTCTTGGCGGCTTTGATATCCAGATCCGTTTTCGTTACCTTATCCCCCATCGGGATATTAGTGATTAGTTTATCGCCGATAAACATCCCCCATCCATATCCTTTGTAGTTCTCTATGCTAAGACCCCGTATATCGCCGAATCTCGAAGAGTTATCGCAGCAGTCAACCACCATCGCACTATCCTTTCCACCCTTGATTCTCACGGCTCTACCAATGGCTTGGTACCATGTAGAGAACGAGAACGTAGGTCTGCCGAATACCACACAGTCCAGTCCGGGATGATCGAATCCGGTTCCGAGGGCGGAATAGTTGAACACCACCTGCGTCACACCTGACTTGAACCTCTCGACTATAGCCTCCCGCTGCTTCTTTGGTGTACCGCCATGAACCACATCAGCGATACTGGAGCGGATATGGTCATTCATCCATCTCGCCGCCGTATTGCAGCTCTCAACAGAATCCATAAACACCAGTATAGATCTACAGATGTCTTTTAATACCATCAACCGACGTAAAATAAGGTTGTTTAAGCCATTTTTTCTCACCGCCTCACTAATTGACTCAGCCGTATATTCGGAGCCGTTAGAATTGAGTTTAAGGGCATCTCCATTGAAATCCCATGTCTCATATTTAAGAGGTGTCCAAAATCCTTGCCTTATCATCTCCTCTACCTGTATCACGTGAATCAGGTTCTTGAAATATACCGGTCTCATACGAGTGATGAAATTAAGTTTGGAATATGACATCTGTCCTATCGACATGTTTTTAAGTCTACATGGCGTGGCTGTAAACCCTATCACCTTTCTCGGCTTCAGCTCATTCATGAATGTCATGAACTCACTGCCGTCCTCAGGACTGTATCCGGCATGAGCCTCATCTATCAATACATTTCTGATTCCCATCTCCTTAAGCTGACCAACAACCTTCTTGATAGACCCTAACGTGGCGTATATCATGTTAGATAGCTCTTTCTTGCCACAGGAGGCGGAGTAGATGGTCGCCGGTATGCCATATGATGTAAGCTTGCAGTAGTTTTGTATTAGTAATTCGCGAGACGGCTGGAGAACCAGCGTCTTATCTCCCATCAATCTAGCCGCTTCGGCTATGAGGATCGATTTACCGCAACCTACCGGTCCGATGACTAATACTGGATCATGTCTATCAGAGTTTATGTAATCGGAGATACTTTTAACACACTCCTCTTGATATGGTCTTAATTTGTAAATCATTTGGATCTGTAGTTATCAAAAACGTCTTTCATGTACTCTAATCTTATCGCACACTCCCGACCATCGTCCATTTTCACCATTAAAGTTTCCTTGGTCTTGCTTATGGCTATCACCTCTCCTGTTCCTATCTGGGTATGGACTATATCGCCTATCTTTATATTGAATTTAATCAAGATCTAACTTCTTATTAAATTCCTCTATCTTGCTCCTATCTGTCTCATTCACCATCTCAGCCTCTTCCTTGAACATGTCGTACCCTTCTCGGATATTATCCCCAACCATATTCTCTATCATCTCCCTCATCTCATCGCTCCTTACGGCAAAGGATATTTGAAATGATTTACTTGCGCCTTTCATTAGATAATCAATTTCCTTCTTGCATTCTGTCATCAATCTATCCAGATTATCGAACTTAACGAACTTAGAGTTGCCATTGGCTTTCCTTACCCCATCCTTGAAATCCTCCAATATCCCGTTAAACACATCTGCCATACACATCATGGAATGTAGCCATACCAGCATATTGAATTTATATTCATTATCAGCGTTGTTCATCAAACTCACCAAAGACTCGCTTTTTGTCAACATGATCTTCGATTCCCGGTCTACGATATCCTTTATCTCCTGCCGGCATTTCATGGCACCAACGAAATCCATTTTAGAATAACATTCATTTGATTTCTCTACCAATTTCCTGATATCCTTTCTAGACATCAGAAGATCCAATACCTGTTTTTCTCTTTCGTTTTTATCCATAATCGTTTATTTATTGACACAAATATAATTAAAGCTTAGATATTTACCTAGGCTTTTTAATAAAGTTTATCTTTTTTATTCTTTCTTTTTGACTCGTCCCAATCCGATGAGTACCTGCATGTTCCTTGTTTGTGGATCGAGAAATCGCACCAAAAACACAAGGGCTTGGGGCGGGGTTCAAGGCAGGCCGGCTGGCGTCCCATGAGGTAGCGCTTCTCGTACTTATACCCTTGTTTGGCATCGTCCCAAACGTGAGCTTGATAGCTATCTATTTTATTTGTCTCGAAATCATACATATCAAGAAGGATATCATTAAGTTCCTTGACCGATCTCTCCACTTTCTCCTTATCTACCTTCACGTTTTGGTTATCCAACATACGGGTAAAAAAATAGCTACACATATCTGGTAATACCTTATACTTCCTGTATATGTAAAAGGCGTATATCGGATGCTGGAGATTGTGAAGCAATTTATCCTTATCGAATAATTTTCTCCCAGACTTCCAGTCTATCGTATACATAGCTGTTCTGTCTTTTGTCTTATACTCACCTCTCCAGTCTACTGATCCTATGATATGTACCTTATCGTACGTCACGCCATCCAATGTAAGGGGCTTGGGTAGCTTATAAGGCAGGACGAAGTCCTCCTCCACGCCGGCCGGTCTCGACCCCCGGATCACTTTCTCCATTGGCGTAAGGTTCGACCACGCTTTCTTGTAATTACCAGCCGCATCCTTCTCGAACAATCCTACAATCCATCTTATTAGCCTAGCCGCATGTTGCATAGATTCAATCTGAGATTTAACGCTATCAAAAGGTATTTTCTCTATATCAGCGTAGTAGTTGAATGCCTTGCTCATATCCTCATAAGAAGGTCTGCATCCGTTCTTGAAGAAATACTCCATCGTTTGGTGGATAACCGTACCATATGACGTAGCCTCATGCTTCTCCGTGGACCTATGACCCTCCACGTAAGTCTTATACCATTTATATGGGCACTGGACGAACGTGTCTATCTGCGAGTAAGAGGCGGCGAGAACCTTTTCTCCGTTTATAACCTTACATAACAAATTATTCTCCGGTATTACCATAAAGTTTATCTATATTTATATCAAGTCCGTATAAGTCTATTAATATATTTTGTAGACGGTGAAGATCCTTAATCTGAATAGGATCGCTTAGATCGTCTTCCAGATCCCTAAGGCTAAGATAATACCCATCATCAAAAATCTCTATAGATATTCCGTAGCCTCGATATACATCCCGCCCCTTATCACGCTTGAAATAGATAGTATCAAGTATATTATCATTTATCTCAATAGGTATGACATCATCTTCCCCGGAATACCATTTCATTATCCCATCATCAACCTCACGTTCAAGGATTAATGATCCACTTTCATTACGCATACCGGTAACGCACCCTACTCTCCATATATCACCAGCTTTGTCTTTTACAAGATTGCCCGGTCTTAACTCCTTAACTGAAATCATATTCTTCCTCCTCATGATCGTCATCACAATCATCGACAAGAGGGGTCTCTAACCCCTCTTCCCAATCATCATATCCGAAATCCATTACTTACCCTTAACCCAATCATACAACATATCCACAAAAATCCCTACAGTTAGTTCATCGACAGATTTATCGCCAAAGACATCATCCGGAATCCTTATATCCATCTTCTCTTCAATCCCCATCACCACCTCTACGAAATCCAAGGGATCCATACCCATGTCAGTTTCCAGATCATCCTCGTTATTGATCTCGGCGGCATGATTAAGACCCGTAAACTCACCCATTTTCTCGAATATCGTTTCCTTGACTACTTTTTCAACTTCTTTTCTTTCCATACTAAATCGACATTTTTAATCTTCTACCTAATTCTTTTTTTATATCCGATATCCTTTCGATGTCCATCTTAACATCGCCTGTGATAGCGTATTCCTTATCCATTTTCTTGGGAGGATCCGGGAGCCGGCTTATGGCGAACAACCATGCCAGTTCCTTGTTCTTGTTCTCCCTAAGATACAAGTCAGACGTCATGCCATACATTTTTATGATCGTATCGAATAACGTTGATTCTGATAAACTCATATGCACACTATATACATTTGATGGTTTCCATATCAAGTTATCCAATCTCATCGTATACTCACGTTTAAGATCTATGTGGGATATTACGGCTCTTACTATAGGCTCTTCCTTGAAGTTGGTATTAGCCACGAACCATACGAGCCGTTTCTCCACCTCCTTGATAGCTCCTGTATCCTTACCCATATCGTTATACACCCCAACTATACGATCCCGGATCCCCTCGACCTCCGGTGTCAGACCGGGTGTCTCTATCAGCATCAGCAGCGATCCTCCTCTTGGTGTTATCTTCCACTTCCCGTTCTTCTGAAGCTCAATATAACCAGACGCTTTATAGCTGTCTATTTTCTCTTTTGGAATGACATCAGCCATCTCCTCTTTTTGCCGGATCATCAAAAGATACCCGACATCAGACATCGTTAATCCTGATGTCATCATCTGTTCAAAATTTATATACATAAGCTAATGAGTTAAAATATTGACCTGATCTTTCTGGCTACCCTCTCGACTATATCGGGATGATCATTTCCGTTATATATATCTATTAGCGTATCTATATGTAACCTTATGTTTTTCTTTGATGAATGAACCCAAAAATCTCCATTTTTTCTGTTTACAGGTTTGAACATCTTCAGTTCTGGTATAAGATAACACGCCACACATGATCTTTCAGCAAGTGATAATTCAACCGCTGCCTTTTCTATTGCTCCGCACATAAACGTATAATTATCATTCTTTATTAGATTGTAAGCCCTTGTCAACACCCTAAGGGCGTCTGCTTTCGATAATCTCTTTCCCTTTTTCATATTGTTTAACTGTATAAGACTCGTTAGCCATACTAACCCTACCAACTGATATAGATTGATTTATTGATTGATTAAGATGCCCTATGACAGACATCTTAGCCCTAACCGTATTAGCGCATCTTAGAAGGATTCGATAATCCTCTAAAGCCCGCTCGTACCTTACATCCACCCTAGCTCTTTTATCGGCGTCGGTCATACTCTTGCATGTCCCGTCTTCTCTCAGGCTTATAGCGATCTTATCCCGTATGATCCTGATATCATCCTCGGCTATCACCAGCTCAGCGTCAAGAACGCCTTTGTAGGAGCTAAGAAGATCCTCTACCGCTACAACCTCCCGCTTCAGATTCTCCAACTCCAATACCATAGAGTTGTCGTTCATCCTCTTATACTCCTGAACTTTTTTGGATACCTCCTCGCAGATGTTAATGATCTCCTTTTCCCGTTCCCGATTGATGATATACCTAATGCTGTATTCAGACATCTCCTTTAAATAGGATATAATTTCCCGTATGCCCATCTTATTCTCGGTGGAGAAGTTGGCTTTTAACAACATCTCCATGCCTTTCATAATAACAAGCAAATAATTCTTTCTAAGTCTCATGATTAATATGGTGTTTCGTCATGTACTACATTAAAATCATCGCTAGGCGGTATGTATTGCTGCTCCAATGGAATACTGGGAGGCGGGGGCGGTAGCGTAACGACTGTCGTGTCCGGCTTGCCGCTACCCACAGGGGCATCCGAGCCTCCTGGTCTTTCTTGGCGCACCACCCCTCCATCAGGATAATATCGCTCATATCCTTTCATAATATCTACATGTATCGCATCAATCTCCTCTAATGATCTTTGACGGACTTTTACTATATGATGGAATATAAGTCCATCTACACGGAAAGAGCGCCTTGATTCACTCTTAAAACGTTCCAGATTAGGATACCAGCCTTGCGGGAATTGCATGTATGATGAATATCCGTATCTTTTTGGGATATTCAACGCTACCATAGCCGTACACAATTGCCCCAATGTGTCTGATTGATAGAAATCAGATTGTTTTGGCATATGATCCTTAGGATCCCGTCTTCCCTCAATATCACGGTTAAGTTGTGATATTATAAGAAAGAATATATTGGGAAAAGTTCTTTTAGCTATATTACACATGGTTATCAGACTATCTATATTCCTCTTAGCGTCACCCGTGCCTTGTATAAGAGCTGTATGATCTATGGATACAAATACCATTTTCTTATCCTTGTTCGCTGGCA